GAACGGATGAATAGTTTGCTTCCTCCTGGCTCATCGCCGCTTGAGCGCCGTCTCGCTCAGACCTGCAGCGGCATTTCCGATCTGCAGGTTCCGCTGCGCGATTTATGGAACCCGGCAACATGCCCGGTCAAGTTTCTGCCGTATCTGGCGTGGGCCTTTTCGGTTGATCGTTGGGACGAAGGATGGGCGGAGAGCGTGAAGCGCCGTGTGGTGCAGGATGCTTTCTATATCCATCAGCACAAGGGCACAACCAGCGCTGTGCGGCGTGTGGTGGAGCCGTTCGGCTTTCTGATCCGCATCATTGAATGGTGGCAGACCGGCGAGGCGCCGGGCACGTTTCGCCTGGATATTGGGGTACAGGACCAGGGCATAACAGAGGAAACCTATCTGGAGCTGGAGCGCCTGATCGGTGACGCCAAACCCTGCAGCCGGCATCTGATCGGCATGTCCATAAACCTGCAGACGAGCGGACCATATTTTGTAGGGGCCGCCACTTACACCGGCGAAGAAATCACGATTTACCCGTATATCAACGAAACCATCATTTCCGGTGGCACTGCCTACGAGGGCGGCGCCGTCCATGTTATTGACACAATGAGAGTGAACCCATGAGCGCAAAATTTTATACCCTGCTGACGGATATTGGCGCGGCGAAACTGGCAAGCGCTGCCGCGCTCGGTGTGCCGCTGAAAATTACCCAGATGGCGGTGGGGGATGGCGGCGGCGTGCTTCCAACTCCCAGCGCACAACAGACGACGCTGGTTTCCGAAAAGCGGCGCGCTGACCTGAACATGCTTTACATCGATCCGCAGAACAGCAGCCAGATTATTGCTGAGCAGGTGATTCCTGAAACTGAGGGCGGTTGGTGGATTCGTGAGGTTGGGCTGTTTGATGAAACGGGCGCGCTGATCGCAGTGGGGAACTGCCCGGAGAGCTATAAGCCGCAGCTGGCAGAGGGAAGCGGCCGCACGCAGACAGTGCGCATGGTACTGATTACCAGCAGCACCGATAACATTACGCTGAAAATTGATCCGTCCGTAGTGCTGGCTACCCGAAAATATGTGGATGACAAGGTGCTGGAATTAAAGGTGTATGTAGATGAGCTGATGGCGGCGCATCTTGCAGCAGCTGATCCGCATACGCAATATGCGACAAAAGCCAGCCCGACGTTTACCGGCACCCCAAAAGCCCCGACTGCTGCTGCAGGTAACAATACCACTCAGCTTGCCACAACTGCGTTTGTGCAGGCGGCTCTGATCGCCCTGGTGAATGGTGCCCCGGCTACGCTGGACACGCTGAAAGAAATTGCTGCGGCTATCAACAACGATCCAAATTTCAGTACCACCATGAACAACGCGCTTGCACTCAAAGCCCCACTGGCAAGCCCGGCCCTGACCGGAACGCCGACGGCGCCTACAGCTGCGCAGACTGTCAACAATACGCAAATTGCCACCACTGCTTTCGTTAAATCAGCTCTGGCTGCGCTTGTCGGCTCATCACCTGCGGCGCTTGATACCCTGAATGAGCTGGCGGCGGCGTTAGGAAACGATCCTAACTTTGCAACCACCATGACAAATGCGCTGGCAGGCAAGCAGCCTCTTGATAGCACGCTGACAACTTTGTCTGGAAAGACGGCTGATGGGATTATCGAATACCTTCGTTTGGGGGAAGCAGCTAAACGGGGGGTCGGCAATGGTGCAAACCAGCTTCCTGATATGAGCAACTTTGCCGGTTCTTTAGGTTTCAATGGGTATCAAAAATTACCGACTGGGCTGATCATTCAATGGGGGGCGCTTAACGTCAGCGGCACATCTGGCGCTGTAGGAACCACTGATATTTCTTTCCCGATTGCATTCCCTACTGCATTCAGACACCTCAGTGCTTTAATGTCTACAAACGATCCATCCATGCGTTTTACTGGATTCGATATTGGCAATACGACTACGACTAAGGCCAGATTTACTTACGTTACCCCTACCTCCAACTCTATTTACTGGATGGCTATAGGGTATTAAACGTTCGTTTGGGGGAAGCAGCGAAAAGGGCTATTGGAACCGGCGCAAATCAGATACCGGATATGACTGCATTCACATCTGATCTGCGTTGGTTCAAATTACCTAGCGGCCATATTGTGCAGGTGTTTTCGGTTGATGTTTACAGCACGGATGCAGAGGGAACGCCTGCAGTTTATCCGATTGCATTCCCTTATTCGTTATTGGCGATATCCGCCATATGGGTAGACCCAACCCAGACAGAAGCACCAACGTACAAAATCATCGGGGGTGATCGAACTCTCTCAAAAATTAAAACTTCAAAGGCAGGTAAGTACGGGACCATGATTATAGCCATCGGTAAATAACGTTCGTTTGGGAGAAGCGGCAAAACTCGCTGCTGCAAGCGGCGTTTTGTCTAACAGCGGCTGGGCGAAATTCCCGCTAACCGGTGGTGTTACGTTAATAGTGCAATGGGGGCGATGGGAGGGAGGCGTAACAAGCACTACATATAATTGTGATATTACGTTTCCAGTTGCGTTCCCAGCGGCTTGCTTCGGTGTATATTCAAGCGCAGGCGTAAGGGCATCAAATTATGATTATGTGCCATCGTATAGAACTTTAAGGCAAGCTGTTTCAGTTGGCTACCCAACGAAAACGGGCGCTAATGCTCAGTTTTTCCTTGATGATACGCTGCCTGGTAACTCCCGTATGTTTACGTGGCTTGCAATAGGTTTTTAATTTAATCAGGTAGCGAACCTGACTGGAATTGATTATTAAAAATAAAGCCCTTACGGGCTTTATTTCACTCAGGCCAATTTTTTACTACGTAACCGTTGTTTACTGCCTCAATGAGAATCCACTGAGGTATCGCAGGCAACGCTATGTCCGGCCAACCCTCACTTTCAGGCCAAACTTTAAACTTTTGCCTTACGTCCAAAAGTTCCGCTTGCTGCGCAGAGGTTAATAAAACATTGTTGATAGTGTAATCAGAAACAAGCATCCGATCTGTACTGACGATGAATTCATCCCGCAAAGCACGGGCGCGTGCCTGGATTTGTTCCGGGCTTTCTTCCACAACTGGAATATCAATCCAGATCGGATATCCATCAGATCCAATGCCACGCATCTTCCCTTCTGGTGGCGTCGCAGAAAATTCGCTAAAAACACCATCTTCCACTTCGATTAAATCATTTGGAAGGCTACCTGCATTAACATAAGACTCCTTTAAAGCTACGGGGTAAAAAGCATTATTTGCAGGGCTAAACCAATAGTTCATAACGCACTCCTTAGTTTGAGCCTTAGATCGTAAGTGCGGTTTCGTAAAATAATTATCTAGCTACCATGTGTGAGTAATCACACAATTTTTTGACGTCAGTAGCCAACAGCGAACCAGTAAACGCTACGTTCAAAAGGTTGCTGCACGCCGTTCACTGTTCTGGCGCACAAAGCAAACGCGCTGGTTTTATCCCTGATAAATCCATTAGTCATAGTTACCATGCTCACATCAGCAGAATCAGTTGTATGGGCCATAGCAACCAGGCATAAACCACCTACGGGAAATGCAATTGGGAATTTAAAAGAATAATTACTCGCACCGGTTAAAAGCCCCCACTGCAGCAGCATTTTTTTGCCGCCAGAAACGGGAATATAAAGCCAGCCATTAGCACCGATCTGAGCTGTGGCGGCCTCCATTTTTGCCGCTTCTCCCAAACGAACGTTTAGTACCCGACTGCAATGATGCTTGTTACAGGGGTGTGCGCTACATTACCGCTATGCGACATTACTAACAGTTTTCCCCCTAATCGGTTTACCCCTTCGATGCTTCTTACTGCTTGAACATATGTATTCGCTGAATTGGAAACTGCCAGCACGCCACTTGGGAATGCTATAGGCCAGGAGAAAGACATAATATCTATCTCTCCGCCGCTTATATCGATCGTAGGAGAAGTCAGAACTAACCACTGCACAAGTATTTTTCTGTTTCCTGAAACCGGAATGTAAAGCCAGCCATTAACTGAAACCTGTGCTGTGGCAGCTTCCATTTTTGCCGCTTCCCCTAAACGAACGTTTAAAATCCTATCGCTATATAGCTTGATGACTGCAAC